AGATAATGTTATGTTTGCTATAGAGAGTTTGGTAAGTAAAGTCCCGGGACTTGATACTGATGCCATAGAAGAGTATATTATAGCCTGGGCTGAAGAAATTCAAAATAAAAGATTAATTTAGCTGTATGAAAAAGGTTGACATGGGTAAGTATGTGCTCCTTGTAGGTAAGGATGCTACTGAAATATTTGATTATTACTCTGTAGAAGAGATGCACGGGTTAAATCTTAAAGATGCCATAGCAGAGGAAGTAGATAAGACTGTAGGTAATGGGGTGTATATGTATGGGTGGACTAACTATGATCCAGCTGATAAGAAACTTACAGCAAAGGCTCCATACAAACCGTTCTTGTTTTTGAACTTAGGTGCATTCAAAAGATATTCTACTACAGAGAAAGCTACAGCTGTTATGCATGAAACTATGCATATGAGTATTCTACTAAACAACTGGAACATCAAAGATAAGGAAGAAGAAGTGATCACATTTGCAGAAGAAGAAGCCAACAAGATAATTGATAAACTAGGCTTTGATAAAAAAGAAGAGCCGAAGAAAGGTTTCTTTAAAAAATAAAAAAATAATCTATACCTTTACAGAGTTCATAATTTATTGGTTTAATTGATTAATAACTGAGAGCCCCAGAAACATCTGGGGTTTTTAGTTTCAGAGATATGGAAGAGCACTTAGTAAAATACGTACACCCTACAGGATTTTGGTATAAAGACATGGCCATATACTTACACCTGGATTCTATAGAACTTAAAGATTGGTTAATTAACTTTCTAAGAGATTATCAGGATAAAATGATTTATGATCTAGGTTGTGGTACTGGTTATTATTTAGCTGAGTTGCATAAGGCAGGTCATAAAAAATTACTGGGTATAGAAGCAGAACCCTGTAAGCTCCATGATGAATTTCCAATACTTGCATTTAACCTTACTGATCCTATAGAACTTACAGAGAAAGGAATAGTAATTTGTCTAGAAGTGGGTGAACATATTCCTGATGATTACGAGCATATGATACTTGACAATATTGCAAGCTTGTGTGATAGTTGGTTAATACTTTCATGGGCTCTTCCCGGTCAGAGTGGTGTAGGTCATTTTAATTGTAAATCTAATCAGTATATAATTACTCAGATGGAATCTAGAGGGTTTGAGTTTATTTCTGATATTACAAATGAAGCTAGAATGCATCCAGTAGGAGTAACAGGTTATTTCCAAAAGACACTTATGATATTTAAAAGATATGAATGTTGAGATTTTTACTGTAATAAAAGATGCGGAATACATCTTACCTTTCTACCTAGAACACTACACTCGTAATTTCCCAGACTGTAAGATTAACATCTTTGACAATGGTTCTACAGATTCTAGTATTGATCTATGTAAAGAAGCTGGTTGTAACATTATTCCTTTTTTTGATTTTGTACCCTTAGTAAAGGAGTACTACCTTACAGATCTTAAGAATAATGTTTGGAAAACTTCAAAAGCTGATTGGGTTATTATTTGTGACGTTGATGAGTTAATTCAGATTAATAGTGATAACTTAGTAAATCTTGTTGAAGTTGACATAGTTCAATTTAGAGGTTTTAATATGGTAGATATAAATGATAAGAAAGATCCTAAATTATTTACTCATGGTCTTTCCGCGGGCATGTATTGCAAAGCTTGTTTATTCAGACCAAGTATAGAAGAAATAAACTATACTTCAGGAGCTCATGGTTTTGAACCTGATTCTAAATACAAAATCTCAAAGTTTCAGTATAGACTGTTTCATTATAATAGATCCTGGTTCAATCTTGAGAACTTTTATGTGTGCCATAGTTATCACCCTAAAGAGGTAGTCAAAGATTTATACCTTAAAAGTTTAGAAAAGGTACGCAAGTTAAAATAAACTTTATATATTTGTTTTCAAGATAAACTATATGAAGTGACATTAGAGTTAAAAAAGTTATGGTTGCTTGTTGCAGAGAAATCAGACTCTAACTTAGAAGCTCGTATGGTTTATGATGAATTACTCAAACAACTCAATATGTCAAAGGAAACAACTGTGTTAGCTATCACAGAAACAGAACAAGGATTAGAAGTAAGAATTAGTGAAAAGGCTTATGGTAATTTAGCTATCATAGGTTTAGTAGAACAGATCAAGTTTAACTTGCTGAACACTGAAGAAACTCCTGAACTTGACAGATCAAAAATTAACACAGATCAAAAGTATGACGCATAAAAATACAAGTAACAAATTAAAATCAACAAATATGAAACCGTTTAGTTTATTAAGAGGGAGAAGAATTATTATCAATGTCCCTGAGAGAAAAGAATCAGCAATCAAGTTAAGTGAGAAAGACCAAGATGCTATAATGTATGAGGCAATGAAAGCTTGGTTGAAGTTGACAGTCTATGCAGTAGGAGATAAGTGTGAAGATATCAAAGAAGGAGATATAGTATACATTCCTTATGCATCATTGGAACATTCTGAGAAAATAGATATTGATGGAACAGTAAGATTGATCTTGAATGAAGGTGATGTTGCTATAATCTGGTAATCATGAATATTAAAACTCCTTGCCCAACAGCAGCAGAAATAGATTGGAATAAAAGAATTGTCCACTTGGATGAAGGACCAAGACCTGAATACTACGGGGGTAAAGATAATCCTTATGAAGTTTTCCGAGTGCTAGAAGCTTGGGAATTGGATAATGATTTCTACTTAGGTAACGTGATTAAGTATTTAGCTAGAGCTGGTAAAAAAAATAAATCTACAAAAAAAGAGGATTTACAAAAAGCTTTAGTATATTTACAAAGAAGAATTGATAATTTATGATGCTTAAAGGTATTTTATTTATATGTGGTTTACTAGGAATAGGGATTCTGTTTTTGTTACAGAATGCCTTCAGCAAACCTATTTATAATAAGATGTCCAATGTATGGCAAGATGATCAAGATGGTAGACAAATGGCACACATCATGATTGTTGCTATGATAGTAATTGGATTCTTATTAGGTATTCTCGTCAGTTAATTCTGCTGCTCTCCCGGAAAGTCCCTAGAATTTTTTCTAGGGATTTTTTTTATTCAATAATTTTTTGTATATTATAGTAAGTATATATTTATAAAATTAAACATCATGAGCTTAGTAGAATATAAAAGTCCAGTAGTAAAGAAACCAAAGTTTGGCTGGCAAAGATACCAGTTCGGAAACAAGTCTGCAGCTGCATTAAAGACATCTCTATGGGATGCTAACTTATCTGAAATTACAGTTATTAATGCATCCCCAGATCCAATCTTTGGACCAGTATACACAAAAGTAAAAGTTAATTTATCAAACAGCAACACTGTACCCCTACCAACAATAGAACTTAATACACAAAATTTAACAACTGCTGTTTTTAATGTTACTGATCTTATATCACTAGTACAAACATTAAATAAAATTGCGCCATACATGGGTGAATTTAGACCAAATGCAGCATATACAGATGTTGTATTAGTAGTTGATAAAACTTGGACTGATAGTTCTGCAGGTGATCTATGGAAACTTAATATTGATCTAAGTTAATTATGGTTAAGTTTGTCCCAGTATCACCAGATCCATATCTTAAAGATGATAAAGACATGGCTCCTGCTAAGTTTGGACATCTTAATGCACTCTTAGCAAATATAAGAAGAGAATATTCAGACAATGCTACAGCTTTAGCATGTGGATTAAAACCAGGAGAACTTTACAGTACTCCAGATGGAACAGTAAAAATTGTAAAATAAATAAAAATTAGAAATCATGCCAGTAGAATTAGAAGCACAAGCACCAATAGGTGGGGTTAAACCTCAACCGGTAAGAGAATTAATAGGTGTATCAGTAAAAACAATTACACCAAGTGTATATATAACAGGATTATATACAGGAAACGCACAAGCTAAAGCAGCTGAGTTAACAAGACTTATGCAAAATTTACTTGCATTTGGTATTTGGGAATCTGCTTTAGATGCTGCTAAAAAAGGAGTTCCCGCGGGAACATTTATTATTGTAGATGATCCAGCAACTCCAGTTGAAGAATTTGCAGTACAGATTGTACCAAAAATCTTTAAGAAAAAAGGTGATGCAGAAGCAATTGCAGTAGGACCAAGAGCATAAACTTAATTAAATACCCTGAGCAATCAGGGTATTACTTTTAAAACTAAGAAAGATGTTAAATAATATATCAAACTTTTTCAATCTAGTTAAAGGTAAGAGGGTAAAGAAAACCTTAGCTCCTAATGATATGATTGCTATTGGTGTAAGAAACCCGGTTGATAAATCAGATTATCAACCAGCAGGTATCTTCTTCAAAGATCTAGAAGATCAACTTGGGGGTGGTATTTCACTTACTGTAACTGGAACAGGTGGCCCAGCTACATTAGTTGGTAGTACACTCAACATTCCACAATACCAAGGGCAGTTAACAATTAGTCCTACAGGTACAGGTGGTGCAGCAAGTTTGACAGGTAATGTACTAACAATACCTATTTATCAAACTCAGATTCCTCATCTTGAGTGGAATAACACAGATAGAACTATTTGGACTAATGGTAAAGGAGATATTGTAAGTAATACATCATATGGCGATGGTGCTCTTAGAGCTAACACTACTGGATTTAACATTACGGCATTAGGTTTTCAAGCAGGATATAGCAATACTTCAGGATTCAATAATACTTTTATTGGAGTTAATACAGGACTTAATAATAACATAGGATCTTCTAATATTTTTGTTGGAGATTCTGCTGGTTCTTCAAATACAGGTGGTAGTAATAATTCTTTTATTGGTACAAATACAGGAAGTGCTAATACAACCGGTGTTAGAAATACAGCTATAGGTTCATTTGCATTAGGTAATAACACTACAGGTATTAATAACACAGCACTAGGTGCAGATGCTCTTAGAAGCAATACAATAGGTACTGAAAATGTAGCTATTAGTTATGAAGCATTAAGATCTAATACAACTGGATTTAGTAATATAGCAATTGGTTCACAAGCACTTAGACAAAATACAACTGGGCTACAAAATATTGCAATTGGTACAAATGCATTAACTAATAGTATTTTTG